ATTCTTAATTGACGATAATCTAAAGTCTTCCAACAGCACCTTCTTAGCAACCTCCATTGATTCTTTGTAAAGTCCGCTGTGCTTGACAGTTGGGCCATTCAAACAATACCATGAAAACTGACATATCACCTTACCATACACAACATTCTTTTGGTAGACAACATCACATATATCTGATGGATACTTACCTGATTCAGCCCTATTTATTGTAACTTGTGCAACTGCAACCTTACCTTCAAAAGGTTCTGTTGCAGCTTCGAAGTATATGTTCTTTGCTAGGCAAGTGAGCTGCCTATCGCGTTCGGCCATAGAAATAGGACTATTGAATTGTTGGTCTTGTTTGTATGATTGAATTTTGCTTGAAGTGTAAAAGCTAATAGCATAAAGTGTTAACGCTAAAAGAAATACTTTCAACAAAATATTTGAAATGTGTACCATTAGCTCTCCTTCTTTGAAAGAGATATCTTAGTAGAGGATGTTTTTGTTTCTGTTTGAATATTTGACACAAAACCATTCAACAACTGTGCTTTGTTGATGACATCTGTTTCGGATGGGTACGGTGGGTATTGTGGATGTTCTGGAATTGGAAGTCCGTTCAGCTTGGCTGAATCAACCTTTACATTCCAGTCTGCACTGAGACGATCCTTTTCTGAAAAGTAAGAATCGGTTAGCATGTCTTTCGCCATTTTTAAAAGGTCAAGGCGAATTTCAAAAGGTGTCATATTTGACATTTGTTCTCCTGTGTTGTGTAAGTGTGTGGTGCTAGTTGATTCTGTTTCCAAGTTCAACTAGCAAAACTCATGCAGTGCAATTAAGCAGCTGCTAGGAATAACTCATCGTTTGCAGTTATAGGTTTTGCTTGATTAACGGTCATCGCCTACCGTGCTGTCCACTCTGTTACTCTTTGCCCTGTCGAAACTATACAGGCCCATCAAAAGCACACATAAAACTAAGATTTCCCATAGCTGCCTTAGTCGCCTGCTATCGGCGTGTGTGCTTATGGTGGACCTGGCGGGATTCGCACCCGCGTCCAGAACACTTTTCTCTTTGCTTCGTACAGCAATAGCGCTGATTATACATCAGACCTTAGTATTTATCAACTACCAAACTACTCTAATATCTGCACGTCTTCTTGCGTCAGTGGAATCATTGATGGTGAAGGACGTAACCCAATTTGTAACGGATTGGCGTTTCCTTCTAGTAGAATAGCCTCCTTTGGAATAAATCCAATCTGTTGTAATGCGTGGAATGTATGTGGGTTAGACATAGCATTACGTAACTTTGCTGGAGAAGGTCTACCGGTTGCAATAATTTCTGCTTGAATTTCTTTTGCAATCATAACAGTGAATTCATTTGCTGCGTTGACCTCAAACATTTCATCATCTGTGTATGGTGTACCGTCAGTATGTTTCAAACGAGTCGGTTCAACAATTACATACAACTCATCAATGAGTTTTCTAAGAATAGTCAACTCTTTGCGGTTCAAATCGAAGCTATGTTTCTGATCTTCTTGTACAGATTCCATTTCAATGATGTCAGCTTGAAGGTTCAAAATCAAATGTGGTAAAGCATTGTTATCTTTTAAGGATTGTAACTCCATGTGCTTTGCTCTTCGTTTCAAGTCTGCTACTTCTTCTAATGCCTCTGCACGTTTTCTACCCTCAAGAAAGTTTTGGAGCTGCTTGAGTTTTTCCCAAGGGGTATCACCAATCACTTGATAGCGATAATTGAATTCACTGTTTAAATTTGATGCCATGTTAAATTACTCCCAATGATATAATAGTTTATTTTTATGTTGATTGTATAACTTATGAACTAAAAGATGCAGCTGCAAGACGAGTTCTAGCCGTACCAACTCCTGTTGTATCGCCTGCAACAACTCCTGTATTTGATACTAGGTTAGTAAGTGAGTACCGTATTGGACCGTTTACTAAACCATATCCAAAGATAGCTTTATCACCAGCATATCCTGCTGCTGCTAGAGTATATCTAGCTGTACCAACTCCTGCTGTGTCAGTTGCAACAACTCCTGTATTTGATACTAGGTTAGTTACTGATGTTACAGCGCTGGTTGTTGTGCCATATCCAAAAATAGCTTTATCAACACCATATCCTGCTGCTCCTAGACTTCCTCTAACCGTACCAACTCCTGCTACATCCCCTGCAACAACTCCTGTATTTGATACTAGGTTAGTTATACCAGTGTAATTTGCTCCGCCTGGATAACCATATCCAAAGATAGCTTTATCAAGACCATATCCTGCTGCTGCTAGAGTATTTCTACCCGTACCAACTCCTGTTGTATTACCTGCAACAACTCCTGTATTTGATACTAGGTTAGTTATACCAGTGTGCGTAGTTGAAAAACCAAATCCAAAGATAGCTTTATCACTACCATACCCTGCTGCTGCTGGACCAGTTCTTGCAGTTCCAACTCCTGCTGTATCAGATGCAACAAGTCCTGCATTTGATATTAGGTTAGTCATTGACAGAGTAGTGGCAGCAGTACCAATTCCATATCCAAAGATAGCTTTATCACCACCATATCCTGCTGCTGCTAGACTATCTCTTACAGTTCCAACACCGCTAGCATCACCTGAAACAACTCCTGTGCTTGATACTAGGTTAACTATATTTGTGTAATCACTGCTAGTTCCAAATCCAAAGATAGCACGTTGAGTTGGCTTGGTATTATTGCTTTTTCCGTACAAATTGCTCATGCTGATAGCACCGCTTGGTACGCCTGCAAGGGTTCGTACCGCTGTATCGTTTAAACCAATAGTTGCTGTTGAGGACAAACCTAACTCGGTGTTGACCTGTGACATTGATATTGCGCCACTTGCAGGTAAAGTCATATTTCCACCTTAAGGTTTTGTAGGCCAAGAGATGTTGGTAGGGAATCCGCTTTGTTCTGGCACATCACGCAGAGCTTGCCTGTAAACCAAATACTCAGCTTTTTTTGCATCGGACAATCCCACATCTGGTAGCACTGCCCAATCAGACACAGACAAAAGGAGGTTACGCTCCATTCTTTTCATTTGTTCAATAAATTCATTAGATACTGGCTGCGGGTCAACAGGTGTTGATGTTTCTGGTACGGGTTGAAATGTGGCTGTAGATGAGTAATTGACGAGATTTTTAGCGGCTGATATTTCAACAGTCTCCCAGCGGTACTTAGGGAAGGACAGAATCACATTCTCTTTAATCTGGTCTTCCGTCATATCATCATTCACTGACACCCAGTTACCCCAGGGCGGCAACGAGGTGTCGGTCGGGGTGTAAACAACAAACAATCGTTTTTCCGATTGGATGTAATTTTCTATTTTATATGTAAACTCCATGAATTACTCCTTTCCTTTTGTAACTTATATCAACAGTATCGTCTATATTGACGATAACTCCGTTGTCTGCTAATTATAGTAAAGGTTCTAGTTTAGTAACAACCACAGGTTCATTTTCTGGAGGTTCATACTCAGCAATAGGACCATACACCCCAGCATTACCTTTCGTCCATATTTCTCTAATATGTTCGTAAGACTCATCTGCTACAATGCCTGCAGGATGCTCCTCTCTAAATTCTTTATATTTAACAATGCAATCAAAAACAGTATGCTCCGAATTTTTCCACTTTAAGTCTCTTACACTTTCAACTGTAAACATTTTTTTCTCCTACTATTAAGAAATACGAACCCACAGCTGTGGGTACCACTGACATAAACCGGTTGCGGTATGGCCCCAAGTACTACCACCCAATAACCTCCATGTACCAGCCATTGTTGTGGTATTAATAGTATCAGGATATGAGGCAGAACTAGCAGCGACAGAGGCAGTTGCATGTAGCGTTGGACCATGAGTCGCAAAGTTTGCTCCTGACTCAGCCCCACCATACGGATCGCCCGTAGCATTTGTTCTTCTTAAATTCGAACCAGCTGTAGTTGCCCCGTGATCGATTTTACGAAACAAAGGCAGTGATAGAGTGGTACCGTTAACAACGTTAGACTGTGAAGCCGCATAGTGAAAAATACCAACAGATCCGATTTCACCGTATGTGGTAGTAGATACTATGGTAGAACTATCATTCATTGTTATTGCTGTACCAGATAATGTTATTGCCATTTAATAATCCTTATAGTTTGTTATTAATTAATCTGTCGCTATATTTATATGCCCTATTTTGATCACTCCATCCCAGTCGCGACCTTGTTCACTACGGCCACCTGAGCAAACAAATGGAGATTCAAATTCATGAACGTGGCCACCAACAAGAGTATTCTGATCACTAGACTTAATGTCGGATACTAATATGCATCCAATCAAGCCAGCATCAACACCGTACTCGTTTTCTGCTTCATCATAGTAACCACCATCACCATATTTAGTATTAAAGGATACAAACTTACGACCGTCTTTCAATTCAAACAGGCCTTCATTAGCTCCGTGATCATCACGTCCTTTGAAGAAGAGGCCACATACCTCATCCCACTCTTCATGCATCACATAACACAAATCACCAACCCAGTACTTGCCAGCTGGCATCAAATCAGTTTTCATAATATATCCTTAAAGTGGGGTGGCACTAGGCCACCCCGTTCAATCAAGCAGCTTCAGCCATCTCAACAGCTGTTTCCAAAGCCTTCACTTTCAACGCTTTGTTTGGACCATACCAAGCAGAAGCCAGACGACCTTCTTGAGTACGACCAAGATGGTGGTCGGTCAAATAGGTCACAGCGTTAAATGCAGACCACCATGAACCCTCAGCATACTTGGCTCCTGGTTGTGTTTCAAGAGCCATCATAGCGAGAGTTGCAGATTGTGACATCTCTTTCTTAGCCTTTGTATCTTCGTTCTTGGAACGACCATATGCATTGACAGGGAAGATACGATTAAAGTAGTCCTTAACAGACTCTTCCTTGAACTTCTTGGAACCCAAGAACTTAGCCATCTCTTTATACTTCGCTAGTTTGTCTGATGCAATACCCAAAGTCTCTTTTACAGAGTCACCGTTGAAAGTAGTGCGGTGTGATACTTTAACACCGTTGTTTGCCTTGACTGATAACGAAAGTGTCAATGTGTTATTACAAACAACACGGATTGGTGTAAAGCGAACGTCAATTGATTGACCAAACTTATGTGGAAGTGTGAACAGCAAATAGCTATCAACAGTATCACCACCAAACAGCTCAAACGACTCCTTCACCTTTGCAAGTGCCCATACAATCTGACCATCGCGAAGAGAGCCAGCAGTATGCATTGCCATATCACCAGATACTACAAAGTCGTTAAAGAACTCAAAAGCATCATGATTCTGCAACGGATTCCAGTCTTTAGATACAACATCAAGAATAGAGTTGTCTGAGCTACGAACTAGCGCATCTTTACCAGTGTAGATTTGCTTACCGTCAATCTTGGCAAAAGTAGGAATCTTTTCAACTGTCCAATCAAGATCTGCAGCTTCTAACATCTGAGCAGGAGATAGATCAGCAGGAACTGCCTTACCAAGACCATGCCAAGGAGTTTCGCCAGAATAAGCAATTGTTTCAATCATATGAGCCATTTTTCATTTCCTTTAAAAAGAGGGTTTCAGTTAACTAACACCCCCATTATATAGATCAAACGGTTTGAAGTCAACAGGCTATGAAAAACCCGCATTTCTGCGGGTCTTAGAAGTCCAACTTGAGCTGTGGTTCTGGAATTTCGTCCAATGCAAAGAGGATCAGCTTGATAGTATTGTCGTAATTACCAAAGTGATACACTGGAATACCACCTGCAGCACCCCATTCTTGTATGTTACTTGGCTTATCATCGATCAAAATGTCACCAGGACGTGCCCATTTTTGTTTATCTTTGCTAAAAGGGCCGAAATTTACAGGGGTATCCGGAAAAAAGTCGTTTATCCAGTCTAATTTGTCCTGTCTTGCTGATGGCATCGTCGTTTGACGAGGAATAGCTGTCAAAAACTCGACATTGACACGCGATGCAAAGCTCTTACAAAGGCCAACCATCCTGACAGAATCCTCAATTAGCGGAAGATTGCGGTACAGATTGGGAATTTTAGCCAAAACATCCCATTCTATGCTAGTCAGGTCCTCTTGATCCCATCCAATTTGGCGACCGAGTATGTTTGACACGTGGGAGTTGAAGTCAGCAACGACTCCGTCCATATCAATGTAGATTGTTCTACGTTTTTTGCTCAAACTCTTCTTTAATTCTTTTGCATGCTTCATCTAAATTCTCACTGATTTCTATAATTTCTAAACATCTAGCAACAACTAACTCTCCAAACTTATCGTAAGACCTATCATTGGGTGGGAAAAGACTGACTGGATGATTCACAGCTTTGTTTGCTAGTGACTGGAACAGTTTTTTCATTGTGAACCTTTACTTTCTTTGGACGAGAGAGAAACTCTTTAACGTATTCTTGTTCAATAAATTTAAAAGCAATCTCTTCTGGAAAACCAGGGTACCTTGAATTAGGATCCCTACTCTTATCTAGCATCCATTGATTATAGTGTTTCATCTTCCGCTCAATAAAACCTCTATCTTTATACATCTCTTTCACCTTCAAATAAAAATGTAAGCAGCTTATGCTCTGCTTCCTCATAAGAGTTAGCAAGTACCTGAGCAACAACTATATTACCTGATATCTCCATGTCAAACGGTACCGCACCCTTGAACTGTATAGGTTCATACAGCTCAACTGCAACCTCAAAATAAGACAGTTGCTTGATCCTATTCATGAGCAGTTTGATGTCACTCATCCATCTAACGCAACGCGTCTCCATGTGTCCCCTATCTTTATCCATAAACGGTCATCTTTGCCAACAGACAATGTTACTTTATTATCTGTTTCTTTATAACCGTTATTCAATATAGATGGATACGAATATGAACTACCTGTTAATGTAGCTATACCAGGTGTAAAGGTTTGAGGCGGCGGAGGTGGGGGTGGGATGTTATCTGCAGTTAGTTGCAGAGTTATTTTACCTAGTGGAGCGAGATGGGTAATGTCTTCAACCACAGGGGGATCAATGACAGCAGGAACATTATTAGTCCCAGTGCCAACACCGATAACACCTGTATTTGACACTGCTTTACTAGCAGCAGCTGCACCGCTGAGTGCAAGCCCGAGTAAACCGAACCCTTTAATGAATCTACGGCGCTCTTGCATTTCAACGTCCACATACAGCTTGAATCTCTGCAGCAGCCATATTCTTTTCAATAGCTGCTTTCCTACAATCTGCTCTCAACGTCTCACCATATGCAAGCGCTCCGAACATGATTACAATAAACAAAACAAATGCAACTAAGCTAAAAAAAATATCAAAATCAAAACTCTTCATAATATACTCCTTGGTTAATAATTTATTTTACATCACAAAGTTGGAAGGAACAACGTAGTTATAATTAGTTAGAGTTCTCGTATGGTTCGCCCCATGGTGGATCAATTTTAAGACTTTCAACATATTGTTGATATTCATCTGGCGGTAGGTAATAACTCAGTAGCTTGAACGCAGCTGCTACTAACTCATGGTCACTGTTCCAGTTAAGATCAATTGCTTCTTTCAGTTCGTTAGTTACAATTGTATCAACTTGATCGATGCTAAGCTCAAACTGTTTTGTCATAATTTCACGTTTTCTCATAATTTAAAGTATTCAATATAAAATTTAGTAAACCATCTTTGCTTCTCTGAGTTGCAGCGGGCGTAGAGGTCTTCAATCATCTTATCGCGAGCTTGTATCTCATTATAAATATTTTCCCATATCCCCCATATTGTAACAACAAGACAAGTTATGAATGTTGTAATTATAGCTGTAATGTAAATGTAGTCACGCAAAAGTACCAGCAAGACTGGAACAGTGATCAAAGCAGCAAATGCTCCCGCAACAATCAGCGCTGCCTTTTGCTTTGCCTTCATAACATATATTAGGGTTTGGTGTTAGATGGAAATGGCCAAGATGATCTGTTTGTATCATTGACTTCATACCGATCTTGGAATCCTTCAATAGGTCCTTCGAATGCTGGAGTCATTTTATTCACATCTGCTGTCTCATCATCCTCATCGTCATCAAAGCCCCAATCTTGGTCATCATCGAGTGGGTCTTTTTCTTGATAGACAATTTGGAGTTCACCATTAAAATGATATCCAACAGCTTTCAAGAATCTTGAGAATGTTTCTATCACATCATCAATGTGAGCGTCTTCTCTCATCTCCATTGATATTGTTTCTAGGAACTCGCCATTCCAATCATTATGCGTTTTAGTGAATTTCATAACTTCTCCTTTGGATTAATAATATTGGCAATCACTTTTGCCCACTTTTTCGAATCTTTTTCTGTTACTCTAATATTGTAGTTTTCTGGTTGCTCAAACAATACATTGGTATCTTCAAAACGACTCGTATCGATTGTATCAACCCACACTACGAAGTCAGCGTTGAAAGTTTCTCTCAACTTGTTCAACGGGGCAACGAAGTCGCATATCACGTATTTACATTTAGAGCTATAATCTTCTACCAGTTTGATCATCCGTTCATTTTGTCTTGCTCTACCTTCTGGTGTAAAGTCCCAATCATTATGCTCGGCTCTCACAGCGTCGGCATTGAACCACGCAACTGTTTTACCGTCAGCCCACAGCACCTCTCTCAATGAAGATGCAAGTGTTGTTTTACCTGCACCCGGTAGACCCATGATTAGTATTCTCATTTTGTTACGAATAGCATTATTACTGCAACGTTGAAGGAAAACAATATCCCGTCAAGTATATATTGCCACCGTCTTCCGGTGTAGTCGCTCGTTGTCAGAATTGCAAAGAAGATGAAAGCGAATGCAATATTAATCCAAATCATATTTTATTCCAGATAAGTTCGTGAATGAGGTATAGTACTGTGTTAGTAATTGCCTGAATAATGAATATAGTTGTTGCAACACCTACGCTACCAGTGACTAGCCAGGCTATTGTTGCTGTTGATGTACTTCCAACAATTCTCCATGTAATTGTCTTGGCAAGTATTCTCACTTGGTTCCAAATTCAATCAGTAGGATAATTGCTATTGATATGATAGTAGTCATTCCTTCTCCCTAATCAAAAGCCATATTATAATACCGATTATTATTCCGGCAATCATTCCTAGTGCAAACAGCATATCAGTTCCAAGTCCTATGTACTTCGGCAACATGCTCAAGGCCATCGTACTCGTGAATGTACCAATTAACATCGTCAGGTATATCAACAATTTTAATTGATGAGTACGGGGTATTGACATCCTTGCCAAATTGTTCAACAACAGCAACCAGGTCAGGATCAGCACGGTTCTCTGTAAACTGAGAATACGACAAATAATGGTCTTCCTCTTCCAAATGACCAGCCTTGTAGTATGCATCGAGCTCGTATTTGGTTTTTGCCTTTTCCCACGCAACTCCCTTGCGATTCAATAACTCTTCGAAAGCAGCATCAGATAAACCGAATCCACCGAAGCATGAATTAATAACTACTCTCATCTTGAAATCCTCAGTTCTGCATCTGGATTAAAACAGCATGCTCGCCAATAATTATAAACAAAGTTACACAGCCCATCATAGCTCCCCCAACCGTTTGGTGGATTGTATTTCTTATACTTTTCTGGATCAGCTCTCAGTATACTCCAACCCTCGTCCAATAGATCAGAAATATCTCTTGCAAACTTCAATTGATGTTCATCTGGTCTCCACAGGACCTGGTACAGTGTTAGACCGTTAGACAATTCAACATGACTTGCCATATCACCTAGGTTATGCGTAATGTTTCCGTTGTACTTCGATACAGGCTCAACCATCATTAAATCAACATCAAGACTCATCATCAATTCCCAATAGACCAGACAATAGCATTATACAATACAAAGCAAGTAAGGACGAACAGAGTAAATATAGCCACATCCAGAAGTACCGCGATAAAGTTTTTTTTAGTATCTTTAACGAATCCTCTATATAGTCTAACATTCGCTGCACCTAAGTGCAAGTCAACGTGTTTCATTATTCTACTTTCGTTTATTCTAATAAAGTTCTACTGGATACTTCCCAGTAATATTCAACTGCTTTGCGTGCGTAGTCTGAATCAACATACTGTCCTAATATACCTTCGACATTGGTATACACTTTAGCGCCGTAGATCGATACTTGATTTCCTATTTTATATACTGCACCAATGATCTTACCATCATCCTCGTCATAGTATACCCATTGACTGAATTCTTTTTCAATCCATTTTTTCATAATGTTCCTTGAGATACTGGGCATGATCACCGTTAATTGGATTACCTTTGAGTACCAAATGGTCATGCATTGCCATCATTGCATTAGCGAACCAACCTATCATGACATCATCTGACACATTGCAATCTGGATTGATTTCTCTGAAAAACTTGGCCCAGTCTCTTGCATCCGGATTTGTGTGTATAGTCATATCATAGTCAGTCATTGTTCACGCTCCGCTACTCCAAAGATCATATAATAAGGAACTATCAATATACCAACTATCATCATCAGTGATATGCCGGCCATTAGCCACACAAGGTAAAACGGAGTTAGTATCCATTCAATAGTATCATTCATTACCAATTCTCTACACCCGACACTTCAATTGAGACTGTAACAGGATAATCTGCAATTGCTGTTTCGTACGTCAATGTAAGAACACTGCCAACACCGGAAGTATTTGTCTGTTCTAGTGTAAAGTATTCTGTGCCAACATTTTCACAGATGGTTTTTATTTTATTCAAATCAAATATACTTAATGTAATCATTCTTCATGCTCCGCTACTCCAAAATGTATCTTTAACGCACCACCTACTGTTTTAGATAAATTATTTTCACAGTAGTCAAAACAATATCTTAAAATCAACTCGGTTGTTTGCTCCATTTCAAATGGTATATCAGCTTGAATCATTATCTCCTTAATTCGTTCATTCATAATTCATGAGGCCTCATTGCGCGCGCAGAATCAGCACGTGCTTCGCTACATGGGTACATGCAATCACAAGTCATACATTTATCAGAGGGGAGAGGGATCTTGGGTGAAGTGTTCTCCTTCTCCCCGCACCAGTTACACTCACCCTCATAGTCAATCGTTGTCTTCTCTGCAGGGCAGTAATGTTGTTTCATATCGACCCTTTATTGCGTTTTTTTGCTAAAAATAAATTTTGGTGGAATTCGTTTCAGAATCGTTTGGGATAAAATGGCCCCCGGTGTCTTATAGACACTCCGCAGCGATGTTCTAAGACCTTTTGGATACTAGGCCGTAGTTGATTAGGACCAACCGGAACCAAAAGGCCCACCGGCCCCTGTGCTTAGGGGCTAGGAAGGCCTGCAGGGCCTCAGCGCTATAGGGCTTTCAGCCCTTCGTAAGCTGCGCAACCATCCACGCCCAACGGTCAGGTGCCATCTTAGGTGGGTTAACCATCAACTGAAGTGCTACGTGTGTCATTGGGGGTAATACTTTTGTGTTCATGTGTGCTCCTGTGCGTGCTGTTGGCTACTGGCTATTACTGAGTATCTGATTCCCACAACGGGATTATATAGAGGCCAGCGACAGAAGTCAACTGGCACTCTAGTATTACTTCGCTAACTTCTTAGCGTTGTAGAAGTAAGTAGTAGCTCCTGCATCACTCATGGACAATTCGTCCTTGATAGCTGCAATCACTGCTCCTTTGTCGCCACTGAGACGTTTGAAGATCTCGAGGGCACGGTCAGCCTTGGTTGGACCGGAAGCACGTGGTGCCTTAGGTTCCTTGGCCACTTTAGGTGCGCGTTCAGCCTTAGGCTTAGTACGTTGTACTTGGTCGGCTGCGAATTGGTCAAAAGCGTTCATTACTTGCATGTTCTTCATCCTAAATTTAACAGCGCTTGGCTGCTTGTCTTCCGGAAACCCCGGATACGGTTTGCCGGCTTCCCGGCTATTATCGACCAGCCACACATTGTAGTGAGCTAGTTTGCGATCCAAATAAGCGTTGTAGGTGTTGTGATCCATCATGAGCCCATTATCTCCTGGTCTTGGTCAGAAGTCAACATATATGACACATCATTGACAAACTTCAACCCTTCCGCACGAGAGAACCCGTACATGTCCTGCAGGCCGTCAATGATGCTGGAGACGTCACAGCCAGCATCCAGTGCTTCCTCAATATCAATTGCCAAATCAGACATTCTGCTCATTTTGTTTCCTTTAAAGTTAAAATAGTCGAACGCTCAGCTACCACAAAGGACCCAGTCAGCCCCTCACGGGTTAACACAACCTTGCCGTCTACTGCATCACGAACTACAACGTATTGCTTACCGTTGTATGTCACAGCTACCCCTGCAACGAATTCAGTAGACATTATTCACCAGTATACAATTCGTACATCTTCACAGTGGGATCCAGCTTCAGCAATTGCTCTGCAGCCTTATCCAACCTACGCTTCTTTGCGATCACAGTTGCACGGGAGAGTTCACCATCACAAGTGAGGTTCTCGGGCGACAAGTCAGCATCGAGCGCATCAGCAATCAGCTGACGGTCCAGCGCAATAGACAGGTCGTATGTGCGGCCCTTGAAGATTGCATTCCAAGAGTTCTTCTGAGCGACATATTGATTCAGTTCTTTCATGCTACTTCCTTTGCTTCCATCATTTCAGACAGGATGAACTTAGCAATGTTCATATTCTGGCGACTTTGGTCTAAAGCCTGAGCATTGCCAAAGCTTTGCAGTTCCTGCGCATCAGACAACAAACCCATCACAACCATCTCAATGCCTGACAGCTTTGCAGTCATTGAATTCATATAGACGTCACGAATGTCTGCAGCGGACACTCCAAAACATTGCTTCTCAAAATCCGTCATCTTTAACATATCAGCTCCTGTTGTTGTATGACCCCATTATCTGGTCTTCTAGTCCAAACGTCAACGATATTTCATAGCACTTTCAGCTATGAATTGCGCAATATTATATCCCACTTCTGCTCTCTGCAATAGCAATATGCTTGCACTCTCCACGATACTTGAAGCCGGTGCAGCTACATTGTTTCCTATCCAAGTCTACAGTATAGACATTAGTGCCACTTCCTGCAACCTCAACTACGTTACTGGAAACATCAGCGTCACTCCCCAAGTCATCCACTAGCTTGAATGTCCTACCCCTGATATCCAGTCGCAGGGGAGTCCTGAATCTCACAACCTCCCCTGCAGAGAACTTCCTGTATCCTATCGCAATTCCTATATCATCCAGCAGATAACTATGATTAGGCATCTTTGCACCAGCGAATACTGTCATCTCCTGCATTAACTTCATATTCCTGGTCCTTTGGTCTAGGTGCGGTTTTATTTAATTGCTATAATCAGCTATACTTTGCTATAAAATAGCTCAGTTGGAAGACATAACAATATTATTATTCTCTACTGATACATCTCTAGCTATAATATCGCCGTCAATAGTAATACGAGGCTCATAGAACCTAATAAAGCCTTCGTACTCTAGCTGAGACTTCTCAAACTCAGACATATAGTCATTATCCTCTATCGAATAGTTGATGATTGACTCTTCATAGTAATCACTGTTCTGAGTAATCTTTGGTGAGATATAGTCATACACAACACTCTTGATGTTCTTAGCAAAGAAGTCGTCATCAATAGCAACGAAGTGTTCAACATCATCAACAATGTACTCTGAACCACCCTTGTTCTTCCAGTACTGTGGTACAGAACCAGTACCGTCCCAATCATGCGCACCGTAGTTCTCACGAGTCTGAGTGTAAATAACTAATTTCATAATTGTTCCTTGAATTGCGTTGTTGTCATGTCCCCATTATCTCTTTGGTTTGGTCTTTGGACAACGGTTCGGTGTAGGACGTTTGGCTAAGAATTGGTGAGTGGTCTTACTTAGGAATCCGAATGATGATAGCACCAGAGCGTACACTACCGGTGACATGCCATGTAGTATTTCTGTGGCCAGCCATCCACAATACTTCTGATACTTTGTCTGCAAATTCAGTATCTGTATTGTTTGATCCTGTACGGTATGCCTTAACCGTATGACAATCTTTGTAGTTATTAGTATACACAAACTGACGGCCCAATGCATAGAATGCACGACGAGCAATCAACGTTGCTGGAATAAGACTTGCTACTGTTAAATTCATACTAACTCCTCATTCAATTCGTTTTGACAATCCTGACACATCTCTTCCCCATCTATCATACGAAAGAGACCCTTTGGTTTCTGCGTCTTGCAAAATAAGCACACTTTTACTGTGCCTAAGTAAGCCTGAGTAGAACTGTACCCAGAATTAATCGTACTGTAGACTAATTGTGACATACCGTTCTCCTCAATAAGACTGATGTGAATGACCAACACGGTACACTACGGAACCAACAGGCACCTCTGCCTCGTCTGATTCCACAATGTAAGCCTCTGGCAAACACACCCGAGAAAACTCGCTGTACGAATAGTAACCACTCTCAGTCACTACCAAACGAGCATCTGCAGGCAATGCACGCAATGCCTCTATCATCTCACCAACTGTAATAAATGCTTCCATAACTATCTCCTTGTTTAACATGACCCCAGTATCTCCCCAATCAGACCAATTGACAACGGTTTGAAGTAGGACTATCAGCTAAGAATCTATAAGGAGAAAGTGTCAGTTTATTACATTCCCCTTGACAATTGAGCTTCCAACTTGTGAGCGGACATCTTAGCAAGTTCGGCTAACTGTTTACGCAACTGGTAGTTGTTCTGTTTCTCATTGATTGTGCAGGGAAGGTTAAGCGATAATTGAATCTGACTAATGAACTTAATCAGCTTCTCACGCTCTACTCGCTCGTACTCCTCACGGTCAATCATTGAATACAACCTTTGGCACAGGAAGTTCGTCTAACCATTCCCAAAATTGGTTGCGCTGGTCATCAGTCAAGTCATATTGATCGAACTCAGGTCCAATCGTCCAACCATCATCAGATGACCACTCTGCAGAGATAATTAATACCTCCTTCGCATACTCCACTCCATCTATCTCACAAGGGTACTCCAGATTAACAGAAACCCATATTTCATTATTCAATATTTCATAAACTTTAATCATACCAATCTCCAGCAAATACAACCCCACCCTCAAGATTAGCAGTGACAGGACAAACAAATGTAATGTAATCCCTACCGCTAACATCCTCTTCAATATCAACTGCAGTTACTTCTGACGTTGAATGAGCGTTCTTGCAGCCGCTGCAGATGACAAACATATTAACTTGGCTCACGCTGCAACTCCTACAGGAATCTTTACGTGGCGAAGTACATCAGGCTTAACATATCCGTCTCGTGCATAACACTCCCACTGCAGATTCGTAAAGTCAAACAAATACAGATAGTCATAACCGTAGATCGAATCGATTGGAGTAGGCTGTACCTCATGATCATCGAGCGTACCGTCTCCGAACCGCACACAAGTGCCGTCATGATCAAAGTTACGAATCTGAGGGCCGTAAACAAGTTCTTTAGCCTTCTCTGCAGAGGGATAGTACTCCTGCAATATCTTGCCTACATGCTTCGGATAACCGTCATAATGACTGTAAATTGTATGGATCTCTTCGCCCACACGAAAACCAATCGCTGCTCTTGTACTCATTACACACACCCTTCAACAATATTTTTAAAATTCAATTTAGTGAACCCTTGATTATATGCCCACACAGCACACTTGTCTTTCAGGTCACTCACATCATCGCCGCCAAAAGAGACGAGACAATTACGACGATACATTACCTGCACACACCGAGCAGTCTCTGCTGCTCCAAAAGGACGATATGTCAAAATAGTAGCTGTCTTCTGTTTCATGCTAATTCCTTCCAGTAACGTGCAGGTACATCCAACAAAATCTTCTCAATCATACTAACTTGCTCGGGTGTAACATTCAACCACTTAGTCTCACCACGCTCAGAATGCAGTTTGAGCATGATCTGACCGTTTTCTTTCAGACTATCTTCACCGAGCGGGAAAGGAGCGACAACGATAAACTCGTTGGCAATGTAAGTCATACTCATATCAATCCTCCAAAGAACGTTGAACCAAAACCTGAATCACTTCCATCTGCTTGTGCACAGGAACCTCAGCAATCAAAGCAGCAAGCTGAGACTGGAAGAAACCTGCAGCAAAACCCAAACCACCATTCGTGCCATGCTTAGCCTGCGCACTAGTGACGAAACCATTCAGGATTCCGTCGATCTGATTACGTGTCATCTTAACTGCCATCATGCTCTCCTTCGTTTGCATGTCCCCATTATCTCTCTGTTTGGTCTTCAACACAACGGTTTTGGTTAGTACTATCAGCTATGAATCTATAGCAATCTAGTACTAACTTCAAACCGTTTGATATCAGTTAACGAGCATGTATGTCGCCAAGTCTTTCCAGCTACTTCCACCGTCTGTACGGATCTTGGTAATATTGATCAATGTTCTGAGATTGATCTCTTTTGCAATGTCCTTGTTTACTTTCAAGAATTCGAACGCATCGATCTTCTGGATAGAAGAAACAGATGGAAGAAAATTAGCCTCTTTCAGAATGTGCTCCATACGGTCTATCTTCTGATCTGTAGTCATTGAGAGGTCAATACACATCGAACGACTACGCAAAGCTTGGCTAATCTTGTCCTGTGTCAGGTTACTGATGAATACTACTCCACCTGTAAACTGAAATGTGCGTGGTAAGTTGTCATCTACGCTGTTTGTATTCCATGAGATGAAACGCTTATCGTATGAGTCCAAAGCGCCCTTCAACAAGTTCAAGGCATCTGGATCTTTGAGAATAGAGTCGCAGTCATCGAAGACGACAATGCTATCTTTGTTCTCGTAAAGTAGCTTAAAAAGGCCTTTTGCAGTGGAAAAGCCCTTAATTACTACAAAAGTCTTGTTTCTTTGAACAACTGTACCGTCATCAGCATCTGCAACCATCTCGGTTACATCTTTCAGACCAACACTCTTCAGCGAGTTAATTACGGTGTGAGTCTTACCAAGGCCGCCTTCGCCAGTAATAACTACGGAAGGAGTAACGCGACGAGCAATCATGGATACGATCTGCTCAACGAATTGGAAGCGCTGGTTGATTGGAAATTCGATTGCTTTGTTCTCAGCTTGAGGAGCTTCCTCGTAGCCTTCGATTTTCTGCTTGAGATAGTATTTGTTCTTAGAACGAGCAACTTCTTTGCCTGCAGCGTTGAATGCGACAAATACACCGTTGATGTTGCGAATTTCCATGTTAGCTCCTGTTGTTCAATGACCCCAGTATACAACGATTCAACAGACAACACAACGGTGTTTTGTACAACTTATGGCTAAGAATTTATAAGGAAAAAGTGCTATTTCCTCTTGGACTTCTTAGCAGGTATGTCTTCAAGAAGAAATTCTATGAACGAAGCAACCCATTGTCTATGATCCTCAACCAGATCATTGTACTGCTGCTCAGTTACAACTTCATCGTTCCAGCGGAATGTTGGTGTATCGGCTGAGGACTTCTCGGGCTTCGGTGAGTCCGTTTTCTTCTGTGCTTTCATCTAATAACTCCATCTCTGCAATGTCTAACTCAGACTTTGCTTCTCTAATTAATTTCAAAGCATATTCGAGATCATCGGCAGTCGCCCATGAATAAAAGTCAGTCAAGGTCTCTTCATCTGAGTCTAAGATGAAATGCAAGTTGTTTCGGTCCCAGTCATTCATCTTTACCATCCTTGTCAATTAAATTCATAAAGTAATTTAACATTACAGCAAGAACAAGCACGGACGCAAGGCATACTAGACCAAAGTAGAAGTCTTCGAGATTCATATCAGCTCCCTGTACCTAAAAGAACGATTGTAGGACTAATTGAAGATTGTCTAAACGACTCAATGAATAAATGATGATCGTCTCCAGACATTGTAATTACTTTGTCAGCAGCTTTCCACAACTCAAACCAAGTTAGCTGACCTGCAGGAAGACGAACAGAAACATTATGATATACTAGTTCTGTATCTTCTCCTACAGTTATATCGCTATAACCGTAAATATTGTCGACTTCGTAGATAGACCAAACAGAGGAAAATTTGTTCTTCATCTTTATATCATCAAACAAATTAGCCTTATCATCGAATTCTTTATCAGCTTGGTCACGAATAGGCTTGAATCCTTTTGCAATACTACACTTAGCCTCTCTCAATCGCTTCATTAGAGTAGGATGAATGATATCTTCCAACTCGTTTATAGCAGTCGTAAGATTACTCAATCCGTTATGGATAACTTTAACTTCGTTAGGTGTCATTGAATACATAATCACTCCTCAATAAATTCTGCAGCAAGTTCTTTGTATCGCCAGATATACTCTTGACACTGCTCATACAAATCACGAAAGGCACGTTGCTCATACTCATTCATATCGAGATCATCAATAGTAGTAGCATCGCTCATTTTATTAAGACACTGGCTCAAGTCACCAGAAGTATTCTCGAACGCACAATATGACATACTAGGCATTTTCGTCTTTCACTAATTTATGACAAAGGTTGAGCGTCATCATTACATGATTGTAAACGAGAGCTCGTTGGAGGGTTGGGAGTTGCTGGATCATCTCATCCAACTGCTCCATACTATCTGGAGTGTTCCAGATCTCGCACTTAGGAATAGGATTGATCATCGGTCAAACTCACATTCTGTCTCATACTGGCTTTCCAACCAGTTGAGATATGCTGGATCATTGTCCAGAATCATAATCTCGATCTGGTCCATCACTGCATTCATCTCTTCTATAAAATCAATCTGCTTCATATAGACTCCTTGTTTGCTATGACCCCAGTATACAACGGATTGAGGTTCGGCACAACTAGAGTGATATAGCCACTTTTTTCAGTCTACATCGAACCATATGTCGCGGCCGCTGCGACGATTGGAGTAGTCATACTCACTTTCCATTGGGGGGAGAGCTGGTTCGATATCTTCTCGGGTGGGCATAACGATTGTTGCATCTGTTTTTGATGCTCGAGCAGCATTGATACGCTCGGTGCTTTGCCAAATGTGCATTTCGGCTTTGTCAGAGGTCTTGTAGTATGTGCTGACAGATAAAGATTTGTTCATCTTATCGAGTGCACTATGTACACGAACATTTGCACAGCTGTAGCAGCAGTATTGTCCTCGTTTGGTATGCTTAGTTGAACAGCGAGGACATTCCTTTTCAACTATTGGTTTTCTTGGTCTTCCAGCCATGTATCACGACCAGTAGCGACTGCTGTCTATATTATCCCAATACTGTTTGTTGTTACGATTAATAAAGTTCTTTACAAGATATGTCACCATACCAAAGTATCCCATCTTCTTGAACCTGCGACTATCCTGACCAAAGTAATGTTTCATAATCTTGAACTTCTTTGGACTATACATTCTTGATAAAAAGTAATCCTCGGATGTAGAGAACTTTTCTGGAAATCCTCCAAGCTGCTCAAACCTATCTCTTCGAGTAAGCATGAACGCACCAACAGCAAAAGGTGAGAAGTATTTTAGGATGTTGTTTACAAAGTTGAACAATGCAAACCCAACCTTTGCTCGTACATCATCATCGTAACATTTGATATTTAAACCAATCAGATCTAGGTCATTGGATTCTAACTCTGCTACTGCGTCTCGAATAGTATTATCATTAAAGAAACGAACATCAGCGTCAATGAATAAAATGTACGGAGTAGTAACCAACTTAGCACCACTGTTCTTAGCAAAGCTGACAGGTCCACCATCGATGACTTCAATATTCAATCTACCCTTGTTTGCCTCAATAACATCCCTAGTACGGTCTGTAGAACAATCTGCAATAATGATTCTTGTACTACCAATCATCTGTGGTCGCAAATGCCATAGCAATTTTGATATGTAATCTTCCTCGTTCTTGCAAGGAATCACAATTGTAATTTTATCACTTAATTGCATATGTATTTTTATGCTGGAATGACTTCTTCAATGCCTTGACCCACATCTTCTTTTCTTGTACTTTGTTGTGATTAATGCAAGCTTCGTACATCTTCTTTAATATTTTATTAATCTTCATATCTGACTCCCCGGTTGATATATAATTTCCCATCTCCCATCATGGTGTTCAACAAGAGCAGAGCATGACTCAACCCAGTCACCATCATTCATATATACAATGTCATCGATTATCTTAATCTCCGGATGATGAATGTGGCCACATATCACACCATCAAATCCTCTTTTCTTGCAGTATAAAACCATATTCTTTTCGAATTGAAAGATGAAATCTACTGCTTTTTTGACTTTGAGTTTAAGGAACTGGCTAAGGCTAAAGTACCTAAAACCAAAATGATTACGAATCCAATTAATACTAGTGTTGAGTCTAAGAATGAAATCATATGCTTTATCTCCTAGAAGTGATATCCATGGTGCCAGACGAGTGATGCCGTCGAATAGATCGCCGTGAGTGACGAGGTAATGCTTGCCATCAATACCTATATGCTCACACTGGTTGCATATCTCTACTCTTCCGAATCCTATTCCGAACGGTATAAGAGGTCTTAGAAACTCATCATGGTTACCAACAACAAATACAACCCGAGTTCCTTTCTTGGCGTAACCAAGAATCTTTCTGACAACATTGGTATGGGATTGCTTCCATCTCCACTTGTTTTGTTGTATTCTCCAACCATCGATAATATCTCCAACAAGGTAGAGTGTATCACATGAACTGTCTCTTAAGAACTGAGAAAGGGATTCAGCCTTTGAGTCCCTTGTACCAAGATGAACATCTGAGATGAAAATTGATTTGTATTTGGTCAGCATTCATATATTTATCTTCCAAGATTTGAAGTAAGAGCACTCGGAAGTAGTTTAATTAATAATTGATCCACACCCTTGAAGAAGTTTGCATCGTTGTTGTAATATTGATTAGGAGGAGGATTATGATGAAATTCTACAAAACCATTGCTAGTTGTAGATTTTCCAGTGTTGTTGTTTTGTTGCTGGTTGACAGCGACAACTCTTGTAGAATTATCTACAACTGCATTCGGAGAGTTGACAATGATGGTACCTATATTGATATTGTCTCCGCTGATGTGAACCCCACCTGTAGACTTTGGTTTTGGATTCTGAGTAGTAGAGCGAACTGTTGTTCTTTCTACAATAACATCCTCCATCAATACTGAACCATGATCCTCCTTAGGTACAGAGGAACAGCCAACAACACTAATAAGTATCGAACACTTCAATAGTTCTTTTAACATAATCTTTTGGATCTTTCACAAAGACCTGAGGCAGGTCACCATCAACAGCAATCAAAATTACAATTTGCTCAATATCAAGATCATACCTCTCCTTACACATAAGAGCATAAGCAGTTGATTGGATAAAGTAATTCTCAATCCACTTCTCCAGCTTCGGCTTACCCGATGTCTTATAGTCTAGGATTGTGTATTTGCCGTCATATTTGCAAATCAGATCCGTTGTACCAGCAGCTCTCAATCTATCGGAATACAACGGATATTCGATACCATACACTTCTTCCAAGTTATTGTCAACATATGGTTGAATGTCCAGGAATAGTGATGTTGTTGTTGGCATTTTGTTCAACGCAAAGTCCTCGATGTTGGCCACATAGTCTTCCATCATTGTATGGAGCTTTGTTCCTCTTGTCGATGCTTTGGTTGAAATCTTATTTGCTTCTTCCTCACCAATCTTGTTTCTCCATTTCTGGATTCCATCTTTGGATAGATGAGAGAGGATTGTTGTGACCGATCTATACTTGTCACCGTTTGGTGTGACATAGTATCTCTTACCATCTATCTCTGTTCTTGGAATCTCAAGACGAGGAAGTGGCTTATGCTCAAAGTATTTGTTTCTCAATTTATGATCTGTATTTGTTTACTACTCTATCAATCTGATGTTCTCTTACAGACCTGGATAATGTCCTGTCAGCCAGATTGCTGTTAGGATGAGCCTCTGCGACCTTAGACAACACTTCTTTGAATCCATTATCGGTTTTGATTCCTCCAACACCAGAGACAATATTCATTGCATCACCAGGTGTGTAGTATCTTTCAACACTAGGATTACTTTCCATATACGAATCATATTCAGACATTCTCATTGAATGATTAAAAACTTCATTTGTTTCTTTATTTCGAAACGTGTAGGTAGCCATATTACTTTACTGACCAGTCACTGCCTTTAGGTGCTTTTTTAGATGCAGGTCTTTTTGCTGCTGGTTTCTTTTCAACTGGAACTTCTTCTACCTTTACAGTAGGAGTAGGAATTTGTTCAATTTCAGTTGAGCTGTGACGCTTTGCCCAGATCCAGTGGGTCAGGTTGAGAAGACCTTTCTCGATTGCATCCATTACCTTGTTATTCCAAAACCAGTTACCTTGCATCATCGTACTCCTTTTTGTTTTTTGAATCTACATCATCATAGAAGTGCTCATACTTTTTATTTTGTAGAGCTCTATCTATGTCTCGAACAGACCTGTCGAACTTTTCTTTCTTGATAGCTTTAAAAACGTGATGTTGTTTCTCATCTAACGTGCGAAACTGTTTATTCGTCTTACCCATTTATCCCTCTAATAGTCCTGGAAACATTTCTTCTACAAACTTCTTGGTAATTCCCTTGTAAGGAATCTTTTTATCTTTGATAGCTAAAAGCAACTCCGCATCTTCCTTATCTAGGTTCTCTAGCATTTGTACAAATAAATATTCTCTTCGTGTTTGCTTGAGACTGGGATTACCACCCTCAATAAACAAATACAACTTACGAAGCTCGCTATAGAATACACTTTGAAGATCCGGTAGATCGTTTACTTTGTATGGTGGTGCTCCTTCGGGTAAAAGGAACTTGACCTTTGGATCATATGCATACTTGAGCAATGCTCTCAATGCTGCACTGTCCCATTTGTTTAAATAATCTATTTTTTCTTGCTTCTTCTCAAACTCAGAAGTTTTCTTAAGTATCTCAGCTAGACCTAGTTTCATCATATTTCCTATAAAAAGTCATTTACATTCTCCATTAACGAAGATAATTTATGTTGCTGAAAGTAATTTATAATATTTATTTTCTTGGGATTATCACGTGATCGGTTATACTGCTCAAGAATAGCATTAGTAATATTGTCAGGAATCTCTGTCAAGTCAATCAGCTTCTTGTTTCTTACAATTCCAATCTTGAATTCAGGGATTTCAAACAACTGATCCCAATCCAACTTCACCCACTCGTCTAGCTTGGCTTTCATTATTTTCTTTTGTCTAATGCCATCAACTAATGTATTATCAGGTGACATTGCATTTGGAACACCGTCTCCACTATCACCTCTTATTACAAGCTCTTTCAAATAAAGGTCAGGTCTATCAACCTTGATATTTTTTTTGCGAATAGGATCAAACTGAATTACTCTTGGGTTATGCAGCTGAATGAAGTCCTTGTCTGCTGAGAGAATAAGGACATCCTCTGTTGTCTCCATTGCAAGAGTTGCAATGATATCATCTGCTTCAGCAGTCTCTACATGAAGAACAATGTAAGGAAGATTATCTTTAATCTCCTGTCTTATTTTATTAAGTATCTCAAACAAAGAAGACCAATCAATATCACTATCTTCTCTCATCTTCTTGCGACCAGCCTTATAGTAGGGGAATAATGACTTGCGCCAGTAATTCTTATCATCGCAAGCAATAATCATAGGACCGTAAACTACACCAAACTTTTGTTTGTATAGACGAAGTGAATTGAGGATCATGTGACGAACAAGATCCTCCTGCACGGCTAACTCGGTATGGTTACCTATTTGAGCCATCAGGTTAGATATACAAACCTGATTGAAGTCTACGAGAATCATTTTAGTGGATAATTAATTCGTTTGTGATCTGCTAACATTGATACAAGTAAGTTCCGCCATTGATTCTTTCTATTATGCCAACCATAGAATGCATCAGTATATGCTTTTTGAGCTTGTAGTGTCTTGGCTGTATCTTCGTGATTGTACAACCTAATTGCATTAGAAGTCAACTCATAGAAGATCTTAGCATGGTCTTTTGTGTTTTCATGCCACTGATACATCCAAGTCCAGTTGGATGATGTTTCGTACAACGCACCATAATTTGGATGGACACACATTAAACCAGCTGACATTGCTTCCAAAAGACTGATACATGACGTCTCTTGCCAGATATTGGGATATGCATAGATGTGGGCTTGTTGAAGTGCTGTTCTGATTTCAGAGTTAGGAACAGATCCGTGATAGTTGATCTTTGGATGAGCTCTACAATAGTCAAACAACTCTTTGTATGGCTCGTCTCGTTGTTCCCAACCGTATATCTTGAAGCTGGAGTACACCTCAAGCTCAATGTTGTCAAACTCTTTGCATAAATTGTCAAACACTGAGACCAGGATGTTGAGGCCACGATGAGGTGTTGTATGATAAATCAGCTTGATCTTGTCTTTTGGTTTTTCAACATACGGAATTGGTTCGATTGCGTTGTGAAGAACAACACACTTATGCCAAGGAAGACCGTAATGCTTTAGAAGTCAACTCATAGAAGATCTTAGCATGGTCTTTTGTGTTTTCATGCCACTGATACATCCAAGTCCAGTTGGATGATGTTTCGTACAACGCACCATAATTTGGATGGACACACATTA